GTTAACGCTGGTCGTGAAGTAGAGGATGTTACTTCACAGATCGGTAAGTGGTTTGGTGCGGTTGCAGATTATCAACACGCAGCTTCAGAAAAAAAGAAGTCGAATGAAAGAGGAATCAAAAAGTTTCTTGCACCTCAAAGTGTCGAACAAGAGGCACTTGAGTATGTTATGCACAAGAAAAAAATTAGGGAAATGGAAAAGGAACTCAAAGATATGTTGACATGGGGTAACTATCCTGCTGGTATCTACGAGGAGATGATACAGGCAAGAAGAAGAATCAAAAGAGAACGTGAACAAGAGGTTCACAGAAGAGAACGTGCAAAGAGAGAGTTAATCACATACTCAATTTATGGAACTATTCTTGTGGTCATGTTAGGTTTGATGTGGTGGTTGACAGGATTATTAATTGAGATGTGGCCAAAGTCATGACTTGTGCGTGTGATTGGTTAGACATTATTATTGCAACACTATTAATTGTATCCATACCACTATGGATAATATTTTCAGTTTATGCATTTATACAACTAGGAGAGAAATGAAATGGGAATGACTAAAACAATAAACACGTTTAAAAAACTTGAAGAAGTTGATGACGTTGATTTAAAATACGCAGTAGAAACTCTACACGGAATGTATCACTCAGCTCTAGGTGGTAAAATCTCACCAAGTGAAATTAACAAAAGATTGACTGATTGGGAAATACGAGAAAAAGTAAGACCTGAGTATCAAGAGGATTTTACTTTTTTAGTGAATAGTACAAAAACACTTGCATTTCAGAATGGTTAGTCGCAACCGCAACAAGGGGATTCCTCTGTACACTCACATGGATCACAAGTGCAATCTACACACTTACAATGTTCGTTGTTACACATTTTAATCTCCTTTTATTCACCTTTCGGCAAGTACACTTGTATTTAGTAAAAATAGATACTTGACACTTTACTAAACTTTTGTTACAATAGTGTTACAGTGAATAAATAAAAAAGAGACAACTCTGTTTCTTCTATATTTTATTCAAAAGGATTATTATGAAATATCTACTGACAACAATAATATTAGTATTTTCTACTTCGTTATTTGCAAGTGATAGGAACTGGCAAAAATCTGAACACAACATAGACATCAAACACAATAATTTTGGACTCAATGTCCGTCAATATGCACAAGACGATTATGACCACATAGAGTTTAAGTATAAGTTAATCAAAAATGTAGAGATCGCACTTCGTCTTGCAGAGGAAGGTGACGTAAAAGAGAAAAGACCAAAACTCACACACAAGATAGGTAAGTTTGGGCCAATATCTCTATCCCATAGATTAGAATACAGAACATACGAGAGTGATCTTAAATCTGACTACATGAGATACAGATTGATATTTGGAACAAAGTATAAAATGTTTTGGGCAAAAGTACAACCAAGATGGAAGGTTGGTGGAGAAGGAATTGATGTTGACAGTAAGATTGATGATATTAAAACTTCTGTTGGTCTAAAACTAAATCTAAATGAACACACAACATTCAAACCTTACATTGAATATTTAGCCGATGGTGAGAAAAATGACTATCAGAAAAAGTACATAATGATAGGTACATCTTTAGGATTTAAATTTTAACAAGTGAAAATTTTTATAATTAAATTAGTTTCAATCGCCTACATTTCTTTTTTCCTCATGTTACTTGTTTGTGGTGTCATGGGTAAAGAAAGAGTAGGTGATTCTGGACTAGAGGAGTTTATGGTTTGTTTTGCAATAATTAGTTTTATGAGTGTTATTCATTATTTTATAAATTACGAACATAATACTTGACACCTATATACTATCTATGATATGATTATATAAATTTAGAAATGAGGATAGTATACTATGAAATCTAAAGACATTCCAAATCCAGAAAAACCAGTACATCAATCAGACTTTTGGAAAAACAGGAAACAATACGACAAGGTACAATACGGTATTAACTATTTTTTTGGGCCACCCATCGCAAAAATTATTGTCCCAAATGAAATAGTTGATGGTCTCAACAAAACAATAGATAGAAAACTAGACGAACAATACGAGACTCATGGAAACCGATTAGTTGGTCAAATCAATCACGAACCTAACTTATCACTTGCAGACTTAGACGAGTCAGGTGCAGCACATTTTTTTCATTCCTGTGCGTCATCTTTTGTTAATAACACAATGATGACCAGATATGGTACAAATTTTGAACGAGAACATTTTACAACGGTTTTGTACAAAAGTGCATGGGCAGTTTGTCAATTTCAAAACGAGTACAATCCTGTACATTACCACACTGCGTGTAATATCAGTTCAGTGATGTATCTTAAAATACCAAAGTTTGATAAGAGATGGAAAGAAGACAGACATTTTAAGGATAACACTGTCGATGGCTGCATTGAGTTTGTAAATGGTGTAACAGACCTCATGGGAATGGAGATGGGAACTTACAGACATAGACCAAAAGTCGGTGAGTTATTTTTGTTTCCATCAAATCTATTACACACAGTGTATCCATTCAAGGGTGATAGTGAGAGAAGAAGTCTTGCATTTAATATTGCATATCAAACTCGTAGAAAAAAAGATGGACAAGTGGTGAGTGGTTTTGGTGATCCTGTTGGACTTGCACCAGAGGGTATGGGTGCAGAGATGATGCCCGTAGGTGTTGCAGAGAATTTAGGATTTAAAAAATGATATTTAAAGAAAAACCATCATGGCATCATTTAGTGTATTTTTTGATATGGACGATTGTAACGTCAATGATAATATTTGTAGTGTACGCAAAACCAGATGTGCATTGTGTTCTAAAATCACGCACGACATTTGTAGAAAATGAGGGTGAGTGGGATTGTCAGTATATTTGTGAAAACGGTCAGAAAACACAAGTCATACTACCAAAAAGATACAGGTGCCCTGCTCGATTATTTGAGAAGGATAGATCATGAATGATCCTATTATATTTAAGAAAAAAATTATAACAGTAGTTCTTACGATCTGTATATTACTACAGTTAGTGGTGTTAGTAGTTGCGTTTGCAGATGAGGAAGTAAACGAAGTCATACGCAAAGTTGACTCCACCATGAATGTCAATGATCCAGTGTATTCACTGTTCAAGAGAAAACAATGTGCGATGTGTCATGCGGTAGATCATAAGTTGATTGGGCCACCCTTTCGTGCAATATCCATACGATACAAAGATGCAGATGACACACAAATTCGCACACTTGCAAAGACAGTCATGTATGGTGGAATACGAAATTGGGGAGAAGTACCGATGCCCGCAAACAGTGTCACGTTAAGTGAAGCGGAATTATTAGTGAGATGGATTTTAAGATTATCACATGGAGAACTATAAACCACTACCAAGAGTTCTCTCATTAGAACCTTCTGAAATACATGGACTTGGATTAGTTGCAGTAGAGGACATATATCCTAACACACAGTTAGGTGTCACACACTACTTCACAGGTATTGAGTTGATACGAACACCTTTGGGTGGATTCGGTAATCACTCAGAAAAACCAAACTGTAGAAAACATAAACTGCCATGGCAGTTTGAGGTTGATTTGTACGGTGATAAATGGATACTGATTACTAATCGTTACATAAAAAGTGGAGAGGAGATTACTTGGAAATATGACTTCTACGATCCAACATCACCAGCTGTCACTTGATACAAGACCGATCAAAGAGTATGCACTTAATCTCAGTGAAGGTAGAAAGGTATCCAATGTTGGTGGTTTTCAGTCAACTAAATTTACAAAACCACCAGAAGTGTGTGAGGACTTATTTGAGGAGATAGAAAAGTATACACCTCGAAAGATGATATTGTCTACTTTGTGGTTTAATATCAATAATAAAAATCACTATAATATTAGACACAATCACATGGATAAAAAAACTTACATGGTGAGACACGATGAGAGTTGGACAATGGTTAGCTATCTAAACGGATTAAGTGGAGTATACTACATAGATGTTCCAGACGATAATATGGGGGATATTGTATTTGATGATAATAGAGTTACACCAAAAACAAATACGTTGTTGTTATTCCCAAACAATGTTTTTCATGCAGTAGAACCAAACCAATCTGATAAGAGTCGTATCAGTATTGCATTTAACTATGGTGATAAAATTTAACTTGACACTAATACTTGATTATGGTAATATATCACAATGAGATTTTATACAAATGTTACACGATGGGGTAACAACCTACTACTGAGAGAATACAAAGATGGTCAGAGAATAGACCGTAAGGTCAAGTATCAACCAACTTTATATTCAACAGTCAAAAAACCTACTGAGTACAAAACTCTTGAGGGCGAATACGTCACACCCACAAAACACTTATCCATGAAAGATGCGAAAGAATGGATGAGTCAATATCAACCAGACATGGTGTATGGAAATACTATGTTTGCATATTCTTATCTTGCAGACGAGTATCCAAACAATGTGGAGTGGGATATAGACAAGATATTAATCGTAACGATTGATATTGAGGTTGAATGTGAAAACGGATTTCCAAATCCAGAACAAGCCAATGAACCACTGTTATCCATAACAGTCAAGAATCACTCTAACAAACAAATCATGGTTTGGGGTCTAAAAGATTTCACCACAGACAGAGATGATATAACTTATCTTCAGTGTGAAAGTGAAAAACATTTGATTCAAGAGTTCCTTGCGTTTTGGGAGTCTAATCGACCAGATGTAATAACAGGTTGGAATACAGAGTTCTTTGATGTTCCATATATCTGCAATCGCATACTCAATGTCATGGATGAGAAGAACCTAAAACGTCTATCGCCATGGGGTAGTGTGTCAAGTCGTGATATGTATTCACAAGGACGCACACATCAACTGTATGACATACAAGGTGTTGCACATCTTGATTACTATGACTTGTATCGTAAGTTTACCTACACAAGTCAAGAGTCGTATCGGTTAGATCACATTGCGTATGTGGAACTAGGTGAACGTAAAGATGGTAATCCCTATGAAACTTTTCGAGATTGGTATACAAAAGACTATCAGTCATTCATCGAGTATAACATCACAGACGTTGAGTTGGTAGACAAACTTGAAGATAAGATGAAACTGATTGAGTTGTGTCTCACGATGGCTTATGATGCGAAAGTCAACTACATGGACGTACTTGGTTCAGTCAAGTATTGGGACATGATTATCTACAATCATTTACGCAAGAAGAACATCGTCATTCCACAAAAGAAAGACAACAAAAAGTCAGAAAAGTTTGAGGGTGCATATGTTAAAGAACCACAGATAGGTGAACACAAATGGGTGATGTCGTTTGACTTGAACTCATTGTATCCACATTTGATTATGCAGTATAACATATCACCAGAGACTTTAAAGATGAAAAAGTCGATATGGAAAAAACCAAGAGTTGAGGATTTACTAAACAATAAGGTTGACACTTCTGAACTCAAAGGTAGGGGTGTGACGGTTACACCAAATGGTGCATTATTTAAAACAAACAAGAAAGGATTTTTGCCTGAGATAATGCAGACCATGTATGATGATCGAGTGAAGTACAAACAACTCATGATTCAGGCGAAGAAAGAATATGAACGCACTCAAGAACCTAGACTTCTCAAGGATATTGCAAGGTATAACAACATTCAGATGGCGAAAAAGATTTCTCTCAATAGTGCATATGGTGCTATTGGTAATAATTGGTTTCGTTACTATGACCTTTTGGTCGCTGAAGCAATTACTACTTCTGGTCAGTTATCCATTCGTTATATTGAACATTCTCTTAATCGGTACATTAATGAAATTGTTGGAACAGTGGGAAGAGATTATGTTCTTGCATCAGATACAGATTCGGTGTACATTACATTTGACGGACTTGTTAGTCGTGTGTTTAAAGAGAAGCAAGACAAAGGAAAAATCGTGGACTTCTTGGATAGGGTTGCTCGAGAGAAGATTGAACCATATATTGACCGCAGTTATACGACTCTCTCTGAATATGTAAATGCGTATGAACAGAAGATGCAGATGAAACGTGAGGTGATTGCGGATAAAGGTATATGGGTTGCAAAGAAAAGGTACATACTTAACTCATGGGATGTCGAGGGTGTCCGATACAAAGAACCACAACTCAAACTCATGGGTATCGAAGCTGTCAAATCATCCACTCCTGCACCATGTCGAAAGAAACTCAAAGACGCATTGAAGATTATTATGAGTGGTGATTCGGAAGAACTCAATGCATTTATACAAGACTTCCGACAGGAGTTTATGACATTGCCCGCAGAGGACATTGCATACCCACGTTCAGTCAACGGACTCAAGAAATTTAAAGGAGAGAGTAGTTTGTTTGGTAAACACGCACCGATACATTGCAAGGGTGCGATACTATACAATCATCTATTGCGTAAAGAGAAACTTACACACAAGTATCCATTCATACAAGAGGGTGATAAGATTAAGTTTGTACACATGAAGATACCAAACATCTATCAGTCAACGTCTATGTCGTTCATGACACAGTTACCCAAAGA